TTAAGAAAGAACTAAAACGGAATGAAAGTAACAAGGATTCAATCGACGCCTGATGCTGAACAAACTATGGCGTATATCGCCAGAGTTTCCAACCCATCTAATCAGGACAATGAAAAATTCGCAGGACTCTTAAAGTATTGTATTAAACATCAACATTGGTCTGTGTTTGAACAATCTTCTATGACACTTGAGATAGAAACTACTCGTGCTATTGCTGCACAGATTCTACGTCATAGATCTTTTACTTTCCAAGAGTTCTCTCAAAGGTATGCTGCTAGTACTGAGCTTGGTAATATTCCTTTACCTCAACTTAGAAGACAGGATACAAAGAATCGTCAGAATTCCACGGATGATTTAGATGAATTTGTAACACAGAAATTACAAATGCAAATGCAAACTTTATTTGATTCTGCATCTGCATTATATAATCAGATGTTAGAGGAAGGAGTTGCAAAGGAGTGTGCTAGAATGGTTCTACCACTGGCGACCCCTACAAGGATCTACATGACTGGTTCATGTCGTTCTTGGATACATTATATCAATCTACGTTCTGCACACGGTACTCAGAAGGAACACATGGAGATTGCAGAGGCATGTAGAGAAGTATTCAATACAGAATACCCTACAGTAGCTGAAGCTCTTGGATGGGTAAAGAACCCTGTTCTTAAGGAGATAGATAGATTGAATAGTGAAATTAAAAAAACTACTGAAGAACCTATTGAGGATTAATCATGCCAACATATCCAATCATCCATAAAGAAACTAGAGAAAAGAAAGAACTCTCCATGACAATGAAAGAGTATGATCAGTGGAGGAAAGATAATCCAGAGTGGGATAAGGATTGGCAGGCAGGTGTTGCTGCTTGTCAGGAAGTTGGAGAGATGCGATTCAAAGGAGAGGCAAATTCCAGTGGATGGAATGAAGTATTAGACAGAGCTTCTAAACAACCTGGCTCTACCGTTCGTAAAAACCGAGACTACAGTTAAGTATGCCTAGGAAAAAGAAAACCATTGAACCCATCGGGGTTGGCTACACTTCTAAGCAGATGAAAAGAAAGAAACCTATCAACAACGATCTTTTAGTTGATATTACTCCTCTTACAAAAAATCAGGAGAGGTTTTTTGATGCTTACAAAGATGGAAAGAACGTCTTTGGTTATGGTTGTGCAGGAACAGGTAAGACATTCATTGCACTTTATCTTGCACTACAAGATGTTCTATCTGATACTACACCATACAAGAAAGTTTATATCTTTAGATCATTAGTATCTACAAGAGAGATTGGTTTCTTGCCTGGAGATCATGAAGATAAGTCTTTACTATATCAGATACCATATAAGAATATGGTTAAGTATATGTTTGAGATGCCTACAGATGCAGACTTTGAAATGTTGTATGGTAATCTTAAGGCACAAGAGACTATTTCTTTCTGGTCTACATCCTTCCTCAGAGGTACTACATTTGATGATTCTATCTTGTTAATAGATGAGTGTCAGAATTTAAATTTCCATGAGTTGGATAGTATAATAACAAGAGTAGGAGATAACTCTAAAATTATTTTCTGTGGTGACGCATCACAAACAGATCTCACAAAAACTAATGAGAAGAATGGCATCTTAGACTTCATGAAGATCATGCAACAAATGGAAAACCAATTTGAAATGATTGAATTTGGAGTGGATGATATTGTTCGTTCAGGTTTAGTTAGAGATTATATTATTACTAAATTAGCTTTAGGACTCTAATGCAAAGAACTTTTCATAATTATCTTGGTGAAATTGAATTAAAGAAAAAAGAGACTGCTGGGTGTAGGTTGTACGAACTTCCCAGTGGTCAATGGGTTCCATCCATTACGTCCGTAACTTCATTCTATAATAGAGAAAAATTTATAGAGTGGAGAAAAAAAATTGGAGACGAGAAGGCAAATAGAATAACAAAAAAAGCAACAACAAGAGGTACTGATTTCCATGAAATCGCACAAGACTACCTTGAACAGAAGGAACTTATATGGGAGGAACATTTACCCGCTACAAAGTTCATGTTCCACCACGCAAAACCATTCCTTGATAAGATCAATAACATACATGCTATTGAGCGCACCTTGTATTCTGAGTTTTTTGGTATTGCGGGCCGTGTGGACTGTATTGGAGAATATGATGGAGAACTTGCAGTCATTGATTTTAAAACTTCAGAATACATTAAACCAGAAGCTTGGTTAGAGAATTATTTTGTTCAAGAAACTGCATACGCATGTATGTACTACGAGATGACTGGCATTCCAGTCAAGAAGTTAATTACTATTATGACAACTCCTGCAGGAGAGGTCAAAGTATTTGACAAACGTAACAAAGACGAGTATATTAGGCTATTAGTTAAGTACATTAAAAAATTTGTTAACGGTTTCACCAATGAATAAAGACATCGATAAGGCACTGAAAGATAAATTTCTATGTCAAACAAGATTCACTCAGGACATTGAAGATCTTGTCAAAAATAATAAAGACCTTAATTACATTGATGCTATAGTTCATTACTGTGATGAGAATAAAATAGAAGTTGATTCAGTTTCTAAACTAATCAGTAAACCATTGAAGGAAAAGATAAAAGGTCAAGCAATGGAATTGAATTTTTTAAAGAGAACATCACGTGCTAAATTGCCTTTGTAGTAATGGAAAATCTAGAAGCAGATGCATTTGTAGATCCATTTCCACATCTTATAATTAAGAATTTTTATAATGATGATGAATTAGAATTGATTTGGGAAGAACTTAAGTTTTATACAAAGCCAGGAAAACTTCTTACTGCAAAAGATTTTGGTGGAGTAGTAAAAAAAACTAATTCACATGCATTATTATTGGATGCAATCTATCCAATTCATAAAGGAAAAAATACTATTAATTATAGAAAGGTATCTAATATATTAACTGTTAATAGAAAAACTTTTGACAAGTCAATCTTAGAAACACTTTCATCTATTCATGAATGTTGTGTACATGCCAAAGATGCTAATCATGATGTTACTAAAGTTAGGTACTATCATAATGGGGAATATTATAAACCACATAGAGATACCTTACAACAATTTTTAGCCTTTAGTTATTTTTATAAAGAACCTAAGAAGTTTGAAGGTGGTGAATTATATTTCCCAATATATGATTATGAATTTAGTTGTGATAATAATTCAATAATATTTTTACCTGGCTGGGTAGAACATGGAGTAAGAGAAGTAAAGATAGAAGATTCAGATTATTATGATGGTTATGGTCGGTATTGTATTTCTAGTTTCTTTGGACAACAAGAATGAAGGTAAAAGTAAAAGTGACTCCTTTTGAATGTTATAAAACTTACATTGCGATGAAGCAACACTTCACTAAGGAGAAGTATGACTATGTGAAGTATGGTGGTAAGTCTAGAGCATCTGTTGTTTCTTTCAACAAAAGAAAGGATAGATATTTCTTTGAACGTATGAGTAGAAAGAAGAGTGATGATGAGATCACTCAGTATTTTATTTCTAATTTTATTTCAAGTGAAGACCCTGCTAAAGTATGGATAGGAGAGATTATTCAAAATGGAGAAACCAACTTCAAAGAATGGCAAAAAAGAAATCAATCCCTCTCTTACATATTCTCAGATGAAATTGAGAGAGTCTTTTCGGGAGGTGATTTCGACAGTTACTTCATTAATAAAGGACAACATCCAAAAATCCTCAAAGAATACTTAAAGAAAAATATCTCAATAGAGACTCTTGTTATTCTTGATATGATATTAGGGTTTGCTAAAGAATTTGATAAAAAATTAGTAGACCCTATTTGGAGTACGGTTTCCTTGAAGATGAAAAAATACAAATCGTTCCTAAATATTAGTGTACCTCGTTATAAAAAAATACTGAAAGAGAAAGTCCTATGAGTTTCTTAAAAAGCCCACAAGTTCGTGCAGGTCTTGTAGAGATTAATGAACTACAAGAAAAGATAATGAAAGATGCGATGAAATTTCCACACCTTAATCTGGATGATCAGTACGAACATATAGAAGACCTTGAGGATCTTTTAGAGAAACAACGTTTAATGTATACTCGAATTTCTCTCTCAGATGATCCTGAGGCAAAGGAGATGAAGAAAAACATTCTTGGATCTATTGATCTAATGGGTCTTAAACAACCACAAGATCCAGATACATTATTTAAGATGATGCAACAGACTATTTCTCAACTCCGTAAAATGGTCGAGCAGAGGCTTGACAACTGATAACCCATTTGTTATAATACTTTTGTTGCAACGGCGGTTGTAACAGGGAGTGACTGAATAATCTTTCTGGCATATAGCTGG